GTACCACCACTTACAAAGTCAGATGACACATACCGATCAATGCCCATAATCGCGTTGCGCGTTGCGGGTGGAATGATCAGGTTACGGCCTTCCATTGGTACATTGTTGTCATCCATTTTCTGGATCATGTCACGGAAAAATGCATCCGTGAACTCGTCACCAGCTACCAGAGTGTCATCAGTGTACTGAGTGGTAGTACCGTTATCGTTGAAAAAACAACCAGTGTGCTGGTAGTCAGTAGCAGCAGGGCTAAACACGACAGCGCCACCATCACCAAAACCAGTACCAGCCGCATGAAGGTCATTGTCAACCTGAACAGCCAAAGAGTAACCAGCATCTTCAGTGTAGAACTGACGCAGAGAGGACAAAGCCTGTACCTCTACGATGTCCTCAATCAGACGCGAGTATTCAAAGTGACGATTAATCGTAACTTGAAGCTCTGATTCAGTGTTGGCAATGATTGTTACCGCAGTATCAGCCGCCTTAGCGTTGGCATCACCACGAGTGGGCTTAGGGATATGAATAACGTCACCCTTCTTGCCATTCATAGCTATACGCTTGACAAGGGGAGCCATCTTCAAGTTCTTTTGATAAGAAGCAATAATCTCATCTGACCAAATTTCTGGTACAAAAGTTGCCGCTTCTGTTAATGCGGTATTACCGCCGCTTCCTGGGTAAGTTGCTGTAGCCATGACCTATCTCCTTTAGGCTATTTAACTCGACCCTCCGCGTAGGCTTTCAGAATTTCATCTGACAAAGCGTTATAACGGTCTGGGTCTTCTTTCATAAGCTTAATAATGTCAGCACGACGATAACGCTTTTTGTTCGACCTTTCCGCTGTACCACGAGCATTGCCTGTTGTTGCTGATTTCACGGCATTCTTACGACTTGCACGTTCTGCATTTGCAGTTTGTTGAACTATATTGCTTCGTTCTTTCCAAAGCGAAAATAGCTCATGTGCTGAGTCATAGTCATACGCTTGATCTGCGTTTACAAACAATTGTGTCCTAACCTTTGATCCTTTAATCCAATCAGCAAATTTAGGGTCTTGCAAAATTTGATCCATATCAGGATGATTTGATCTCAACTGAGCAAGAGTAGCCTGTTGTTTGTACTGTTTAGTATACGTTTCTGCCTCTTTGATTTTAGGATGATTGTTAATAGCCCGATCAACAGCACTTTGCGGGTCAACAAAAAAGTCAACATCATTTGACTTGTCATCTTCTTGCTGTTCCTGAGGTGCTTGTTTAGTTTCGAGTTCTGTCTGGATATAGTTATCAACTAACTTTCGCAGTTCACCAACTTCCGTACTCTGCTTGCCTGAAAACTTCTCAAGCTCTTGATTCATCTGTACAAGTTCTTGAACAGACTTGCCACGATACTTTTCTGGAATATCAGGCTCTTGAGGTTGCTCCTCTCCTGGAATCTCAATTGCTTGATCTTGTACATCCTGCAAAACGTCAGACTCTTCTACATCTGGACGCTCATCAATAATTGTCGCTCTTGACATCATTTAAACTCATTCCGCCTAATGGTTATGGAATCATCGGGCTTGACTCTCCTCGCGTCGAGCTTCCCGTCCTTTTCGACCAGCTTCCTCATGTTCTCGTACCCACCTCATGTGCCTACCAGGGAAATCCCCAGTAGACCCATCCAGCACGAAACTTGATGCTGAAGCGATCTTTTCTGCTAAGGCACCACACTTGCACCTACTAATTGTGGTTCCGCCCTCTACAAACTCTTCAAATATATGACCGTTTTTACAGCGAAAGTCAAATATCTTGTACATCTTCTTTTTGCAACTCTTCAAAATTGTTGTTTACAGTAGACTCAAGGTTTAACAAATAAGCCAGAACGTTTAGCTGTCCTTTCCGCATGTACAAATCATCCGAGTCTTTTGTAGCTTCAACACTGTTGATTGCCAAGGCATTTTGCCTAAGCTCTTCGATTAACTGCTTCCACCCATCAGCGGTAAACAGATCGAAATACTTGTTGTAATACTCTTCAACTTCTTTATCAATAGAGGCCATAAGGTTATCTCTCTCCTAGTTCGATTTTTTCTTTGCGGGTTTCCGCCTCCTCCCTGAAGCTGTTACCGCATACTTAATTGCTTTTGGTCCTGTTTTCTTTCGCTTAGCCGCATCCTTTTCAGCCTTGCTCATTTTTGCAGCTACGGCTTTTGGCCTACAAGCTGGGTACGGACGTTTAGAGCCTTTAGCCTTTTTACGCCCACACTTCTTGCCGGTTTTAATATCAACCCATTCTTCCTTGAACCACTTAGTCAAGCCATCTTTTGGCTTAGGCATAGGTTCCACCACGTTTTTTGTATTCCCTAACAAGCCACGCATTAGCATAGGCACTAGGATATACGTCAAACTTTTTCTTAGCTTCAGCCTTAACCCGCGAGTAAAGGGCTTTATTCTTTACATTGTCAGGTATGGCGCCTTTCTTTTTTTTGGCCTTAGCCTTAGGTCTACGTTTTTTTACTGCCACGTTTTCTAAGCCTCTTCAAGTCAGCACTAGTAATCTTGTCCCATGGAGGGGCAACTCTAGCAAGTTTCTTTTGCTTAGCAGAATACTTAGCTTTAGACATTAGTAACCCATCGGTTTAATTATTTTCTTTTTTTTCTTCTTTTTAGCCGGAGCTTTTTTTGCAGTTTTAGGTCTACCTGGTCTGTTGTACGTTCCTGGCCCCATTGGCATAACTATCTCCTTACTTTTTTGCATTTTGGGCATCAGCTTTTGCTTTTGCCCGCTTTGAAAGATCCTTGTAATGAAAAAGCCTTACAGATGTTTTACCGTGAGACTTGCCGGTATGCAAAGTACCATCTGGCATTTTATGCGTGTTGCCTTTATAAAGAGTTCCATCACGCTTGTAATGCTTCATTCCTGCTGCCATATCACCATTTCCTGCAAGACCAATATCTTGCTGTTAGTTTGTCTGGTGGACTTGTATCACATTTATGTCTGGCACGAAAAGATTTTCTTCTTTTTGGCTGATCCTTTTTAATAGTCATTTTTGCATCGCCAAATCGGATAAGCTTAGTTTTGTCACCTTTCTTAGCTACCACGACGAATTTCTTTGTGGGATGGTTCGGGGTTCGTTTGGGCTTGTTGTACCCGCTTACCCCCGCCCTTGCCAGCTTTGGATCTTTTTTCTTCGGCATCAAATCTCTCCTCCAGGTAATCCAACTTGGCCTTCAATGCCTTCAGGCTGTCGGACTGCTCCTTGAATGCCGCGTTGACTTGGTTGAGGAGGTTGTTGATTTCGGTTTGTGTCATTAACATTGATTTCTTTCCCTTCAAGCTCTCGCTCTTTTAAGAGCCTGTCAGCCACTCTAAGTCTACGCTCAAACTCTTTGTCATCAGAGTCACCCTCTTTAAGATTCTTTGTAACTGCATTAATCCTATCAATCTCAAGCTCTTGTGGAGCAATCTCTGCTTCAATAGAAATCTTCGTAGCTCGTGCTTGCGATTCTGCAGCCTGACCATTCAACGCGTTAGTTTGGCTCTGCTGAAGCTCAATCTGTGCCTGTTGAGCAAGCATTGCCATTTGTTGAGCCTGAGGATTCGGCTGTGAGGCTTGTTGCATGGTAGCAATAAGCTCTTCGCGGTTGCTTAGATTCATGTTGTCGATAATGCTCTGAATCAAAACAGGATACATTGGACTGTTTTGCTTCATAGTCTGCAGCAACTGTACTAGCTGAGTAACCTCATACTCCCTAGCAATAATCCCAAGGGTACTGGTTGCTACAAACTTATAGTCTGCTACAGGATAATTTTCTGGATCGAACTGCATGTAGCGATGAGCCGCCTTGGTAACAAACGGCAAAAGAAATGATTGTTGAAAATTAATCAGAGTACGCTTGTGACGCTTAATAATAGCACCCAAAGACATACTAATCCCAGCAGCAGTTGCCTCTCCATTAACCTGTCCCGCAATTCCTGCGGAATCCACCGCGCCAGTTGCTTGTTGCACCATATTTTGAAGCGCCTGAGCCTGAGCGAATGTAATTTGCCCGACCTGACCAAAGTTAAACGGTTGTAAAACTTCACGCGGATCTCCATTTGTCAGTATCATCTTGCCGGGGCGAACCTCTGGCTTAGCACCTCTAGGAAGCCGTGTAGCGTCGATAGCGAGCATTGGATGGATTGTTAGGCTCAAGGCATCAATACGCGCTCTAAGCTCTGTATCAAGCGCCTTTTGGCTGTTATAGCCCTTCTCGCAAACACCACGACCCCAAAATCGCCCAGGAACTACATCGTAAGGAAACGCTACAACAGGCCTATCGCCCATCATGTAGGGGTTTTTTGTTGCTTTTAACAGTGTGCCACCGTTGGCAATAACAACAATAGCCTCAACATACATTGAGTCTTCTTCAACTTCGATGTCTTCAGCCTCAAGAAGCTCTCTAGGCACAAGCCCGTAGTACTTAGTAAGTCGAACCTTGTCATCGTTGTAGATTGTCAGGTCTTGATCTGGTTCAAGATCAGTATCAGAAGCTGCAGATTCAATAACGCCTTCTTTATAAACACCCTGCTCCTGCAAAATCTCAACTGTATGCTTGCTTACAAACTCATCAATCGCCACCCCATACGCGTCATCAATAGATGTTGCTACAGGATCAATCAGAAAGTTTTGCGGTAGTACAGGCTTTAGCTTAACAACAACACGATCTGTTACATTGACACCAACCGCTTGAAGGTCACCACCCATGATTGGCTCTGACGCTGGAGCCATCTCTTTAATTTCCTCAATAACCACTTCACCGATGCCAGTTCCAAAGACAGCCGCATTAATAAGGCATTCGGCAACAGCCTTTCTGACCTGACAGGCCTCAAAGTCTTCATTGAGTTTCTTGCGTAAATACAAAACATCTTGCCTTTGACCATCAGTGAAATCATCAGCAATATCAAACCACTTTCCGCGACCAAAAGTCGCCTCCTCCAACTCCGCGACATTCGACTCAACAGCCTGCTGTAGTGCGGGACTAATAATCCTAGACCGCTCTGATGCCCGCTGGGAATCTTCTGGGTTCCATTGTCCACGCCATAGCCGATAGTACTCTTCAAAACGGTCTTCATAGTTTGATTCATAGTAATCCCGCCAGCTTTCGCACTTTGTTATAACCCACTCACTAAGTGACTGTTGAATCATCATGGGGTCTGGGCTGTAAATCTCTTCTGCCATATTAGTATCCCGATACCACATCTAAAATTTCGTGGTCGTCAATTTCGTATTCGTAGTCGTATGCTACCTGAGCCAATTGATCTATGTATGCTAGTGCATCTACCAAATCATCATGCGTTAAAGCATCTGGAAACTGAAACAATTGATCAAGAAACCGATTATTCCACTCTCCTTTGTTTAACGTAACATAACCGTTTTCAAATCGCCCTTGCAACGCCCACATAACCCTGTCTGTTTTCTTCTTGTTGCCATGCGTTAGCTCTTCAACACGGAAAAACATTCCATATCGCTTCATCAAGTCTGTCAAAGGCGACATTACCGCTTGTTTTGCAATGCCTTTTTCAATACCCACACTAACAGGGCGATAATCCCGCACCGCCTGAAAGATTTTCATGGCGGTTTCGTTCAGTTCCCACCGCCCATGAATAATATTCTCTACAAACCAGCCATCTGCACCAACTTTTACCACTGCAATAGCTGTTTCATCTAAGTTTGTATTCTTTGTTCGCTTCTTATTAACGTCTTCAAAACCAGCAAGGTCAATAGCTATGTAATAATCGCCATCATTATTGTCCTCACCGAGCCTAACCCAGTCTTCTTTAAACATTTCAGAGCCTCTAGCCTCAAATGAGGCCATAAACTCCTGGCGAAACGCATAACTAGACATGGATTTCTTCGCTATATCAATCTCTGCAGAGTCCAATATTGGGTTGTCATAGCTACTAAAGTGCCAACCCTTGTAGGTTTCATCCTCACCAAGCTCTGCATACTTGTAAAGCTCGTAAAAATGGTTGCGCCCCATGGGAGTGCCTATAAACAATGCCTCACCCTTCTGGTCAGCCAGTGCTGGGCGCAGTATCTGCTCCCATACATCAGGCTTCATATCTGCATATTCGTCCATTACAAGGTACTTTAACGACACACCACGCATCGTTTCGGGGCGATCTGCACCTTTTAGACTAATAGTTGCACCATTAATCAGCTTAATCTGAAGGTTATTAATGTGGGAGCCTGATATAACTGGATGACCTAACTCCAGAAGGGTTTGCCACATAATGTCTCTGGCCTGCCCTTGGGTTGGAGCTACATAAAATACATGGCCTTTGTCAGCCTGAAGACCATTAATAATCAATAGCCATGCGGCAAGTCTAGATTTGCCTGTACGTCGGCCTGCAGCAACTACCTTAAACCGCGTAGGATCAGAATATACATCCTGTTGCCACGGCAATAGCTGTACGTTTAGGTCAGCCATCTAGAAAGCTATCCAGCATTTTGGGGCCAATATTGCCCTTATCACGGTGATACAGCCAGTTTTTTCTGTGCGCCTCTAAAAGATCATCTTTTGATCTGCCAAAATACCTTACACCCCAACGCTCATCAATTATTCTGTTTGTAAGCAAGTCTCCACTAGGCATTATAACCTCTGCAAGAACTCTGCCAAACTTATCATTCTTATCAATATGTGTTGACAAAACAACATCCATGCCCCTTGGAAGCTGACTTCTTACAAATTCTTTTGCTAATTTAGCAAAATGTTTTACTGCAGGATTTTTAGATCTAAGCTCGCAAGTATCTACACCAAAAAGCCTTACATTTCGCTCTTTTAGTATTATTCCAAATCCCAAATCAATATCACAAACAACAGAATCACCATCAATAACCCTGCGAACCTTTGCCTTATAATGATACAAAGTCACTCTTTTTTGCCCAGAAATAGCCCAAATGCACCAGTAAGAGCGCCAGTCATTACACTAACCAAAGCCGCTTGTTCAGGATTAGGGTCAGGCAACGACATAAACCACTCCACAACCCGATAGGTCATGACCAACATTGCCAGCATTAACAGTCGTGGTATTAATCGCCATGCATTTAGCTGGTCAGGAGTCACGAAAAGTTCACAAAGGTTGCAGGAGCTTCCATAAGGTTAAAGGTAATAGCAAACTCTACGTCACCAGAACCACTTGTTTGCACTTTAACTTGATCCCCAGGTTGCAAAACAAAGACACCACGATAGAACTCTTCCTTAGCATCACTAGCAATTGCCTTGGTTTTTAGTACATGAAGCTCATTTGTGCCGTCATCAAAGTGCATAGAGCAGTTATTCGATGAGGCATGGTTGTTGGCTACCAGAATATAGCTAATATGGGCCACAAACCCCGTAGGGACAGTCAACAAAACCACCTCAGAGGTGCCTGTTACGTTAGTGTGCTTGGTATATAGCATTATTGATATGTCCAGACTACGGGCTGACTGGTGCGAGTATCCACATGAATAAAGGTTTTGGCTACCCCTATCCCCGTAAAACCCATATTAAAAGCAGTAATTAGTATTTTGTATCGATCTACGCCATTGCTAACGTATATATCAGCTGCAATGCCTTTAGTATGCATGCCTGGGTGGTCTTTTTTAGCTTCTAGGCTATGAGATGGATCGCGGTAGCCTGATGTTATTGTAAAAGGAAACTTACACTCATGCCGTAATTCATCAAGCTTTTCCAGAAAATCAGGGTTCATGTTGTTTTCCCCTGTCTCCTGACAATCAAACTCGTCCAGCTTAAAGTATCTCACCAGAATCCCCATCAATCGTGGTTTGCTTTATAGCAGGCTCGGATACCTCGGCTGTACCAACACCCGTAATGTTAATCTGAATAGCAGATTTACCACCACTCTGCACCACATCCTTCTCAAATGCGGCTACAGGCAATATACGATCCATCACCAGCTTCCATGCGGCGGCTTGATTCTTGTGATCGTGGTCAAGTGCAGCCTCAAATATGGTATCCAGCACCTTTTTAGACTTAGGTGATGACAACATACGAGCTTTGTACTCGTTAATAATTGCCGCATCACCCTTGGGCCTGCCAACTTTACGCCTACCACCCGATGAATTACTCGCCAACTCCTTCTTCGTCGGCTTTCGATTTTTCCATGTGGTCGAGTCTGGCTTCGTCATACAAATCCGTCAGAAATTGATTGCATATCCTAAACTGATCGGCAACATCCTCTAAAGCTTGCCGTATTTTGACAAGCTCGGTGACATCAATAATCATTACTTGCCCATCATAATGACAGAATAGCTGCCCATACCACCCATATTGTGGATCTCAGTCTCTTCAGGCGTAGACTTGGGGTCATGCATGGTCGTAAAACCTGCATCCTGCATAGCCTTTACCTTTGCCTTGGACTTTTCGCACATTGAGTAGTAATCAATAGAACGATATTCAACGGTATGCTCTGGTCTTTCACTCATAATCTATTACCTCTTCTTTTTCCTTTTTGAAGGCACAGTGCGTGTAGGTGGTTCTGGTGGTGGATTTGTAAACGGAACAGGCGCAGGCCCTCTGGCTGTTCCGCGACCCCTTCCAGCTGGGCCGCCCCTTCTCCTGCGACCAGCTACACCACTTTTTTTGCGTATACCCGGCATAATCTTCTCCTTCGTTAAAAATAAAAAGGCCGTT